GTCGTGGACGCTTCGGCGGCTCACGACCCGCGGGTGATCGAAGCGGCGCTCTGCCTCAACGGCGGACTCGGCAACGTCGAGAAGGTCTTCGACCAGAAGACCCTCGAGGCGGCCGACCGTCGGCGTGGCAGCACGTCGCTGCAGGAGGTGCTCGTCGAGGCCGCCCGTGCCAACGGGTATCACGGCCCCGCCCGCGTCTCGGCCGGCAACGTGCGGGAGGTGCTCGCGAGTGGTTTCGCCACTCACTCGATCTCCAACGTGCTCGCCGCGACCTACGGCAAGTTCTTGCTCCAGGGCTACACCGCTGTCGAGGCGGCGTGGGACCAGATCGCGTCGATCCGCTCGGTCAGTGACTACAAGACTGTCACCGGCGTGCGGCTCAACGGCGGTTTCGATTTCGAGGATGTTGGACCTTCCGGCGAACTGAAGTCGGCCGACGCTTCGGACGAGACGCGGACGATCAAGGCCAAGCTCACCGGCCGCATGAGTTCGATCACGATGGTCGACATCGTGAACGACGACCTTGGTGCTCTTACCCAAGTGCCGGCCCGTCTGGGCCGCGGCGCCGCGGTGAAGCTCAACAAGGATTTCTGGACGGAGTTCCAGGCGTCCAACTCGTCGTTCTACCGTGCGGAGTCGGCCGCGGCTGGTAACGCCCTCGCGATTTCGTCCCTGCGGACGGCGGTGGCTTCCTACCGGAAGCTCACGGATCCCGACGGCAACCCGCTCGGCATCACGCCGCAGCTCTTGCTCGTCCCGCCGGAGCTTGAGATGACGGCCGAGGAGCTGATGGGCTCGTCGGTGCTCATCACCGGAGAGAACGCGACTCGCGGCAACGTGAACGTGTTCGCCGGTCGGTTCCGCGTGGTCAGCTCGGCGTACCTCACCAGCGGTACGACCTGGTGGCTCATGGCGAACCCGGCCGAACTGCCGGCGATGGAAGTCGCGTTCTTGAACGGCCAACGGCTGCCGACGGTGCAGCAGGCCGAGGCCGATTTCAATCAGCTCGGCATCCAGGTTCGCGGGCACTTCTCCTACGGCGTTGCCAAGGCCGAAGCCCGCGGTGCCTACCGGATGGCGACGGCTTGATCTTGATGTGATCCATTCCCGGCCGGCGGGGGCCAAACCCGCCGGCCGGGGCTCACCAACCACTCCCTCAGTTACGAAAGGTTTCTTAGATGGCTTCCTACTATGCGGACGGCGACAAGCTCGACTACACCCCGACGACGGGCGTGGCGGCGGGCGAAATGGTCGTCCTCGGTTCCCTCGTGACGATGGCCGAGCGTGCGATCGTCGCGAACGAACTTGGTGCGGTTCTTGTCAACGGCATCGTGACCGGCCCGGTGGCCGCCACCGGCGTGACCGGTGCCCAAGGCTCGGCGATCAAGTGGTACGCCACCAGCGGCGTGTTCGACGCCTCGACCGGCACCAACGCCGGCTACCTGGCTCGTGCCCGTCTGGCGACCGATCGCCAGGTGGCCGTGCTCCTCTGGCCGGGCTCGTGATCGACCCCACGCAAGGGGGCGGGTGCGGCCAGCTACCGGCCGTGCCCGCCCCTCTCGCACCTGGTGACTCATGCGTGACGTGATCGCCATCGGCTTGTGGCACCACTGTGAACATGATGCAAGACCTCATAGCAAAGGGCACGACGTGGTTTGAGGAGCAGCGGAAGCTCCACATGGCCGTGAACGTCGAGTACCGTGCCCTTGGGTCGCTCATTCCATCCGTGGTGCCGGCGACGATCGGCGGGTCGCGGTTTGAGGCCGCCGATACCGCCGGCCAGATCATCAGATACGAGACTCGCGACTATTTCATTGGCGTATCGGATTGGCCGGACGCCCCGGTGCGTGGCGACCGCATCACCGAGACCGACGCCAGCGGCGTGAAGCGGGTGTACGAAGTCGCGTTGCCGGCTGGTGCCGGCAACCCGTGGCAGTGGGGCGACCGCTCCCAGCGGGTGCGAAGGATTCACACGACCTTTGTGGGAGTGACGGCATGAGCCCTCGAGGATCGTGGCCCCGCGGTGGCGTGCGGACGCGGCTGCCGGTGGTATTTCGGAAGAGCGCCACGAGGCAGTTTTCGCCGTCGGATGTTACTGGGCTGGCGGCCTGGTACGACGCCAGCAATGCCGCGAGCATCACGCTCAACGGCAGCACTGTGTCGCAATGGAACGATCTCAGCGGGAACGGACGGCATCAAGTCCAGGGGTCGGCATCGCTGCAGCCGACCTACAACGCCAGTGGGCTTAACGGTAAGGGCACGCTGACAACCAGCGGGACGCAATGGACTCAGGCGAGTGCATTCGCGTCCAGCTCGTCGGCTACGATCTTTTTGGTCTGGAAAATCGCCAATGCTGCTGGCACTCCGTTTATCTTTCAGCGAGGCGGCGTGAATGACGTGCACTCGTTCTTAATGAACCCAGGCACGAATCAACTACAGGCAAGACGCGGAGCTTCAAACCAAGGCACGCTCACCGTCTCCGGCCTTGGGACACCGGACATCTGGCGAGTAGGGACGCTGGTGTTCAGTACGACTCTCTCTCGCATCTACAACGGCAACAGTGTCGGAACCGATAACACTGCAACCGTTTCGGCACCGGTTGGAAACAAGGTTCTGACACTGTTCGCACTTGACAGTGCAACGCGGGCGGGGCATCCCGGCATCGCGGAGTTTCTCTATTACTCAAGCCAACTTGACGACACGCAGCAGGCAGCTGTGCGGACTTATCTTGGGAACAAGTGGGGCATAACGCTATGACGCGGTATTTTCGCTCCACGGATGAAGTGCTCGCTCACGTTAACGCCCAACTGGACGCGGCCTACGGATACCCCAACGAGGCAACTCGCACCAGAACGACGCTGCCGCCGCCCGCCGACTGCCCGCACGACGCCGAGGGTCGCGTCTACCTGGCCGTGGCGGATGACTACTGCGAGTACGTGTTGCCGTCGCAGATGCTTCCTCAGTTAATCGCATCTGGCCTCGTTGACGAGATCGACGAAGCGGAATACACGGCAACGCTTCCCGTGATTCCCGAATAAATCCGGGGTTTACGCCCACGCCGATCCCGCTAGGCTAACCGGTGAACAGGTGAACACCGGCATGATCGAACACCTACACCGACTCGCGGCCCACGCTTACTACTGCGGCGAGCACGACGCTGGCCGCCGGGCGTGCGAACGGCTCATGCGTCTCCCGCTCTCGCCGGAGAAGGAAGAGAAGGTCCGCAGCAACCGGACGTGGTACACGCGGACTCTGTCCGACCAGGGCGTCGCCGCCAAGTTCACGCAGATCGACGTGCCGCCGGCCCGCGTCGGATGGTCGCTGTTCAACCCTTCGGTCGTCAGTCACGGAGACCGGTTGCTCGTCAACGTGCGGTCGAGCAACTATTCGATCGACGAAAACGGTCGCTACGTCATTCCGCCGGAGGACCGCGAAGCTATTCGGACGTTCAACTGCCTCGTCGAGCCTGGTGACGGGCACGCACGCTATTGGGCCGCAGACTACGAAGCCAGCGGGTTCGCGGTGACTGGGCTCGAGGACGTGCGGCTCAACTCCGTGGACGGCGAACTGATTGCGTCGGCCACGATCCGCAACTGGGCAGACCGCGACGGGACTTGCCGGATCGGCGTCGGGAAGCTGGAGAGGTTCGACCGGATCCACGACCTCCGCTGCCACGATACCGTCAGCGGCCGACACGAAAAAAACTGGATGCCGATCACCGGCCGGCGGGAGTGGCTGTATTCGTGCAGCCACGAAGGCCGGACGTGCCTGGTCCGCGAGGACGGCGACGATTGGACTGTGACCGCTCACGCCGAGGCTCCGTTGGTGGCCCGCGGCTTCCGCGGCGGGTCGCAGCTCGTCGAGCACCCATGGGCTCCGGGTTTGTGGTGGGCGATCGTCCACGAGGTCGCCGTCTCCGGTGGGCGGCGGGTCTACGAGCACCGATTCGTCATGTTCGACGAAGGGGCCGATTGGCGGATCACGCGGGTATCCCCGCCGTTCGCATTCCGAGAAACCCGCAGCATCGAGTTCGCCGCCGGGCTTGCGGTCAGCGGCCAGGACACCCTTGTGGCATCGTTCGGCGTGCGGGACGCCGAGGCGTGGCTGGCCTACGTTCCGATCGCCGACGTACTCAACATCATGGTGGACGCATGGGAGTGACAGCATCGGCAGCATGGACCGACTCCGTTCGCAAACTGCTGGAGAGCAACTGGCGCGAGGATGACTGGTTCGGCTGCGACTCGCGAGTGATTTTTCACTACGCGATGAAAGGCGAGATTTTTCGACGCTACAAGCCGGCCAGCGTGATCGAGATCGGCACCCGCTGCGGCTACTCGCTGCTGACGTTTGATGCCGCGGCCCCCGGTGCCCACTACCTCTGTATCGACGGTGCGATGGACGCCGACTCCTACGACTGTCTCGCCCACTGGCGGCGGCTCGTTGCGAAGCACCAGATCGACGCCGACCTGGTCGTGGTGGATTCCCACGCGATCAAGTCGCTGCCGCCGGCAGACTTCGCCCACGTCGATGGCGACCACTCCTACGCCGGGGCTCTCGCCGACCTCCGGCTGGTGGCCGGCAGCCGGGTGATCTTGGCCGATGACTGTGACAACCGGGAGGTGCGGGCGGCGGTCGAGACGTTCGCCAAGGAGCAGGCCCGGACCGTGGAGTATTTCGATGACGGTCTGCGGCAGGGGGCCATCCTCACATGAAAGTCGCCATCTACGCCCTCGCCCGCAATGAAGCCGCAAACGTCGAGCGGTGGGAGTCGTCGTGCCGGGAGGCCGACGTTCGGGTGGTCACCGACACCGGCTCCACCGACAACACGGTGGAGCTGCTCGAGGCCGCGGGCGTGACGGTGGCCCGCGGGGCTCCGATCCCGTGGCGGTGGGACGACGGCCACAACCTATCGCTGATGCACGCCCCGGCCGACGCCGACGTGGTGATCCGTCTGGATCTCGACGAAGCCCTCGACCCCGGCTGGCGGGAAGCCCTAGAGCGTGATTGGAAGCCGGAGACCACCAAGCTCCGCTACTGGTACTGGTGGTCAGACGTGGTCCGGTTCCGCTGCGACCGCATTCACACCCGCACTGGCTACCGGTGGACCGGGGCGACGCACGAGGGGCTCGTGAGGTGGGACGGCGATGAAGTGCAGACGCAATCGGACGGCGTCGTGATCCGCCACCACCGGCAACCAGGAAAGACCCACAAAACCGACCTCACGCTTCTCCGGCAAGCCGTCCGCGAGAATCCGGCCGACGCCAGGATGCAGTGGTATTTCGCTCGCGAGCTGGACTACGCCGACGATGCGGCGTGCGTCGAGGAGTTTCAGAAATACCTTGCCATGCCGGGCGGGGCCGCGAATGAGCGGGCGTATGCCCGCCGGGTGCTTGCCAGGCGTGACGAGCGTGGACGTGCCCGCCACATGCTCGGGTCCATGCTGGAGAGCCCGCTGGAGCCAGAGGCATACGCCCACGTCGCTGAGCTGGCCTGGTCGAAAGGTGACGCGGTGGGGGCACTCTACTGGGCACGGCAAGCATTGAACTGCTCCGACGAAAACCGGTCGCACGCGAGCGATCCGGCTGCCTACGGAGAGTTTCCAGCCGACGTGGCGTATTCAGCCGCCTACAAGCTGGGGCTCATGGGTGAGGCTATTAGCCATGCCAAGGAAGCCGCACGACGGAATCCTGGCAATCAGCGGCACGCGGACAACGTGCTGGCGATTGGGAGAATGGAAGTAGAGGAAGGCCCGAAACCATGAATGCCATCGAAATACTCATTGCTGACTCGCTGGCCGACAGTCTCTCTAGACATACGTTTGACGGTGCGATTTCCAAGATCGCTGCCGTTCGCCGGTTCGTGCCCGACTTCCAAGGCGATGACGTGTCGACGCTGAAAGTGTCGGTCGTTCCCGGTGAGTGCGAAGTGTCCAACCATACGCACGGGGCCGATTTGTTTGAGGTATCCGTTCACGTCGTGATCGCGAAGCGGATCACGACAGACGAGGACGTGGACGACCTTGTAGAGCTGCGGACGAACATCGTCGACGCGATTCGCTCGAAAGTCATTCCCGCGTCAGTGCCGGCCATGCCGGCCGGTGTTTCGTGGTTCTCGATCTCCAACTCCGTCACGTTTCAGCCCGACCAGATCACGAACCATCGCGTGTTCATGGGCGAAATCATGGTGACGTATCGCAGGGCTCAAGCGAAAGTCACGGCGTGATCCCAAACATTCCTCGCATCGTGCCAAACATCCCGGCCGTGGGAATGCGGGCCAGCACGTCCATGTTTTTTGACCGCGAAGCCGTGCAGGCCGCGATGTCGGAAATGGATCTCAAGGCGCTGTCGAAAGCGTCGATGCTGGTGAAGGATCGTGCGAGGCGAATCATCAAGAAGCGGGGGCTGTCTCGGATCCCTCGCACGCTCCAAGAGCGATACCCTGGAGCTGGCCCGACGGCCCTCCAAGCCATGGGCGTGATTTCTCCGCGGGCACGCGACGTGATTATCCGTGAGGTGCAGTTCCCGCCGGCTTCACCGCCAGGGTCGCCACCATTCACGCACACCCCTTACAGCGGCCACCAAGCATCGTTTCTAGGGTTTCGCCGGAATCTGTGGAACTACTACGACTCACAGACCCACTCGGCCGTCGCCGGCCCGTCAAAGAAGGGTCGGATGCTGCCGTACCTTCACGAGTTCGGCGGCACCGTGCGGCTGCGGACGTGGGTCTATATCCCGCAGATCAAAACCAAGAGCGGTGGTATGCGGCGGCCGATCACGATGAAACTGCCGACCGGCCAGCGTCCCAACAACATCACGCACTGGCGACCGATGTCTCGGCAGATCGTGACGGTCTACCCGGCCCGTCCGTTCATGAAGCCGGCTATGGATTTCTGTGTGGCGAACGGCTCGATCGCCAAGGCTTTCAAGGGTTCGTTTCGGCACACTGCTGGCACTAGAGGGAGCGGGTTTACGGTCCGTCGCGGATGATCGTGCTGGTATACTGACGTACAGATGGCCGATCGGGCCAAATCTCGCACAAAAGGAGCCGTTTGATGGCCGTCACTGCCCACTCGTACCAACTCGGAAAGAATTGCTCGTTTACGTTTGGAAGTGTAATCGCGAACAAGGACGTGAAGACCGTCACGGTCACTCGCGAGACTTCTGCCGAGGCCGAGGTTACCACTCGTGGCAGTGACGACGTGCAGGAGTTCGTTCCAGTTCGCCAGAACATGACGATCGAGGTTGTGTGTCTTGACCATTCTGCGGTCATGCACGGCACTGGCGTAGCCACCGTCACTCCCGCGACCGGAGCAGCGGTCACCGGCGTTTATTACGTCAACAACATTTCGATCCCGCAAGAGATTGACGGTGCTGTGGAGTTTACGATCACGCTCAAGCGTCTTGCTGGCGTATGAGGCATTGACGCATGGCTATCGACGGCGGACGTAGCCGCACCTACGCACTTGGTCGGGAGTGCATCCTGACCATTGAGGGCGGGGAGGTTACTGGTGCCGCGGATATGTCGTTGCGTGAGACGGTGACAGAGGTCGACGCGACCGGGTTCAACCACCAGGTCGTGTCGACGATCGTCACTCAGCGGACTTACGAGATCAGCGTCAGCATTCCAGACATGAGCCAAGCATCGCGGCTTTACGGGCTGCGTTGGCGACTGTTCGATGGGTTCAAGGTGCCAAACATCTTGGAACTGTCCCTCGAGGGCGGCCTGGTGGAGTTCACTAACGCGAAGTTCACGATCCACGACGTTGACGCCGACGAGCCGCTGGATGGGGTTGTGGTGCCGCGGTTCACGCTCAAGCAGTGGGGCCACGACTGATGCACTTGTTCAAGGACAACAAAGGCCGCGAGTGGAAGGTTGAGGCCAACTTCGGCAGCTACGGCCGAGTGAAGGCCGCGACCGGCGTCAAGCTCTACGACATTGCCACCGAGAATCGGGACAGCCTCATCCAGCTCGCCGACGCACTGACGCTCGGCCAGGTGCTATGGGCGATGGTCGAGCCGCAAGCCGAGGCCCGCGGCGTGACGCCAGACGAGTTCTACGAAGCGTTTGACGGCGAGGTTTTGAATACCGCCTACGCGGCGTTGATCGACGAGATGATTTTTTTTTGCCACCCGCGGCAGAGGAAGGTGCTGGGGATAGCAGTGCAGAAGGTGCGGGAGGCCGAGATCAAGGCGGACAAGGTGGTGGACGCCAATCTCGCGGAGTACGAGAAGGAAATCGACCGGGCAATCGACCAGTGGACCCGTGGGTTCTCGGGTTTGAGCTTGCCGGAATCATCGGCGTCCACCCACGAGATTGGTCCCTCCGTGAGCTTGTCGATGCCTCTCGAGGCCGACGGCGAGAAGAGTGGAACCACACTTGTGCAGTCCTCGCCCAAATGACCGAGATCCACAGAGACCCCAAGAAGAGATCACGACCCTACGACGCATCCGAGTTCCATCCAATGCGTGAGGCTCCGATGGTGCCGATCGCCACTCCAGAAATGTTGAGCGAAGGAATATGAGCGCTGGAGCAGTTCGGGCCGGAAAAGCGTTTGTCGAGATCACCGCGAACGACACTGACTTCCAGCGTGGGCTAAAGCGTGTCCAGCACAGTGTCGTCCGGCTCGGGAACGTCATGCGTCAGGTCGGAAGCGGCATGGCGATCGCCGGCGGTGCGATGGGATTGCCGATGGTGCTGGCCGCCCGCCAGGCCGCGACGTTTGAAGATGCGTTGCTTGAGCTGCAGGGGGCCGTCAGCGACATCACGCCGGATCAGATGAGAGCCGTCCGCGACGAGGCTATTCGGCTTTCGCGTGCGATGGGCGTGGCTCCGGAGAAGATCGCACAGTCGTTCACACTGCTCATCAAGGCTGGCATGGGTGTTGAGGACGCCTTGCGTGGCGGTGCGAAGGCCGCCACCGAGTTTGCTCGCGTCTCTGGTGTCGAGGCCGCGGACGCAGCCGAGTTCATGAAGGTGGCGATGAACGTGTTCGGCATTTCTGCCACTCAAGCGGCCGACACGCTATCGGCCGCTGCCGACTCGAGCGAAACGTCGATCGCGTCAATGGTCGAATCGTTTGCCCTCGTCGCCAGTGTTGCCAAGGGCACCGGGCAAAGTCTGTTCGGACTGTCGCAAGGGCTGGCTGTTCTCGCCCGCTACGGAATCAAAGGGGAGGAGGCCGGCACCGGCATCAAAACGCTGCTCGTGAAACTGCTGGCCCCGGCCAAGGACGCGAAAGACGCCCTCGCAACTCTCGGGCTGTCGATGGAGTCGCTGGTCGACGAGACCGGCAAGCTGCTGCCGCTGGCACAACTCGCCGGAGTATTTCGCAAGGCTCTCGGAGGCATGGGGAAGGAAGCCCGCGAAGCCATGCTCGCGAACGAAGCACTCGTGAAGGTGTTCGACGTTCGCGGTATTCGCGTGATTCAAGCATTCTCCGACATTGGCGAAAAAGGCTTCAATGACATTGCGACAGCAATGGAGAACAGCCGGACGGTTTCCGAGAAGTTTTCCATCGCTATGTCGGGGATCACCGGTTCGTTTGAGCGGCTGTATTCCGCGGTCCAGCGGATGGCGATCGCGTTCATGGTGGGGGCGGCGCCCGCCTTATCGGCGTTCGCCGCGGCGGCCGTGCCGGTGATGGATTTCATGGCGTTCATCTTCACGCAAGTGCCGATCATTTCGCCGATCCTTGCTGGCATGGCGGCCGGACTATTCGGAGTTGGCCTAGCCGCCCTCGGCGCTGGTGCGATGCTTGGGTTCGTAAACTTCGGAATCAAAAACATCATCAACTTCCGCACGACGTTCGTCATGGCCGTCCGTGCCATGACCAGCGTGATCGGAAACTTTTCGAGGGCACTTGTCGGGCTTCGCGTCGCCATGCTTGCCATCCCCGGATGGGGGTGGGCTCTCGCTGCCATTGCTGCGGCTGGCGGTGCCGCGGCATGGATGATGTCCGGGTCGGGCTCAACGGCGAAGGGAAAGGGCTCCGGCATCAAGCGGGACGCCAATCGCGACCCGCTGGCAAATCCAATGGGCGGCGGCATGGCAGCACAAGCCAAGGCCCGCGGCGAGGCTCTCGGGACGTTCTCGGCAGCGGTGGCGTCGCAACTCGGCATCGGCCCGGCCCTCACGGCCGCCGACGAGACCGCTGCCAACACGGGCCGAATGGCCGACGGGGTCGACGCCCTCGTCCGGCAGGGCGAGGCTCGGATGCCGGGGGCCGCGGCGTTGCAAGCCGGCATGGTGCCGCCAGGAGTCCGCGGTGGCGTGGCTGCCCGCAGCGACCGCGACCTGGTGAGCATGAGCGAACGGGCCGCGATCGCGGCCGAGGAGTCGCGTACCTACCTCCGGCAACTAGTTGAGAAAGCGAGGGACGGGGGCTTGGCCTTCGCGTAACCATGGCGACACTGCCACCAGACAGTATCGAGGGCGTTGAATCCGGGGCTGGCACGCTGTCCGTAGGATCGGACGGCTTGATGTCTCGCGAGATTGAGCTGCGGTTCCTCGTGCGGTCGATGGAAGGGTATTCCGACGCCGAGGATAAGGGGCGTGAACTGGCCCCGCTCTACTACGACGGGCATCGTCGAGGGACGCTGCAGTGCCGGCCGGTTGGTGGTGGTTGGTATCAGATTTCGGTCAACTACTCCAACGCTGGCGTGAATGCCTACGAGGGGTGGGGCGTCGAGAACAGCGACGGCGTCGTGCTGATCCCGAATGGTATTTCGGTAGATACGACCGGCGGGTCGGAGCATATCACTCAGGCAATCAAAGCTGATGGGTATGAGGCGGCTGGCCCAAGTGCCCCAAACTCATACAAGGCGATCAACGTCAGCGGTAATCAAGTCAACGGCGTCACGAAGACAGTGCCGGCGTTCAACTTCACCGAAACGTGGCTCGTTCCGGCGTGGTACTTGATGGTAGGTGCCAAGAAGGAAGGGGTAGGTAACGACGGAGAAAACGACCCCGGTGCATTGACGCCATACGCCCAAACACTTCGCGAGATGACCGGCACGATCAACAAGGACAAGTGGCGGATATTTGAGGGCGGCGAGGTGATGTTCCTTGGGGCTCGTTACGACGTTTCCCGTGCGTCGAGTCTTGTGCCGGTCACCTACTCGTTTTCCGTTCAGCTCAGCAAGAACGACTTCAAGGTTGGCGACATTGAGGTCTATTCCAAGCAGGGCTGGGACTACATGTGGATCGTCTACGAGGACGCCATCGACGCCAACTTCCCGGTCAAGAAACCCAAGTACGTCTACATCGACCAGATTTACGAAGAGACGGACTTCCGAGACCTTGGCATCGGGATGAAGTGGGGCCAGCACTTCATGTTCACTGGCGACACGTTTGCCCACCCGTTGGTTGAGGCCAAGAGGGACAAGGTGTGAGCGACGCATTCCGCAAGGTTCGGCCAGGCGAGCCGATAAAGATAGCCGCCCAAGCGTGGAACCAGGTCATCGACCAGGTGACGACGCGGCCGCGGTTCGATGCGTCAACGAGTCCGTATCCGGCCATCAACTTCCAGGTGCGTTGCCGAAACTCTACGTCGGGCGACGTTGCTCGCTGGGGCGTGCTGCAGATTACGGGCGTGCTCGAGACTCCGACCGGGGCCACGGGTGCGTCCGGGGCCACCGGCTCAATGGACGCCGGCACGATGTCGTTCCTGGCGTATCCGGGGATTGTCGGCGTGACGCCAATGGATACGGCCGGGGCTCGCTACGTCGTGGCAACGCAGCCGATCAAGGCCGGGGAAATCGGCATGGCGGCGATCGACGGCGTTGTCCAGGTCAAGCTTGACATTCAATCGGCCAGCGACAACTTCGCCACGGTCAAGAGCGGGTCTGTTGAGCAGATGAAGACGGCGTCGAGCGGCGACGCGAGTGTGCTGTGGAAAGAAAGCGGCACCGGCGTGAAGTGGGGGTTGGTGCGGATCGGTGCCGGGAGCGGCGGCGGCGTGAAGGTCGGGAAGATCACCGGGACGTGGAGCAAGGGCGGCACGCAAACGGTGTGGGAATACACGGCGGCTGGTGTTCAAGCCAGTGGGCCAAGCGGGCCGCTGTCGCTCACCGGCGTCAATAGGTTTGCGAACGTCAACATCTCCGGCAGTGCGGCCAGATGGGTCGCGGTGACGAGCATAGATTCGACGTGGCATCTGATCGCGGCGGAGTGTGAATAATGGTTCTTTTTCCATGCTCTAAATGCTGCGCATCGTGCCCGCCCGGTTTAAGTCTTTCTCTCAATGTCAGCGGGAGCGTCGGCCTTTTTGGATATGGCGGCGATCAACATCATGGGTGTCAATCATTGTGGCCGGACTCGAATTGGCCGAGGCTGATTGGCTATTCTTCTACTCCGCAAGAAGGAAGGTGTGTCGGGCTATCAAGCATCACGTTCGACGAAAGAAGCGGTGCTGATGTTCTTGGAGCGCGACTGATAATCAGTTTTCCAGGCATTGTCGGCCAGAACGCTCCCAGTGGTTCAGTCGTGCGGTTTTCTATTGTTCAGAGCATCGCTGGGTGGGAAACAGAATACGAAGTTCCATTTTCGGGATACCCAACGTGCGAAAATGGAGTTCAATACACATTTGGGCCTTCAAACAAAGTTTCTGGAAATGGTTCGTTCTGTGGTGGATCTATTTCTTGGATAGTAGCGGCCCCATGTTTTGGTTGCTGCTGCACGACAGGCGGTTACACAAGCAGAAACTATACTAAAGCAACTTGCGAGGCGGCTGGACATATATGGTTTAACACGTTGTCCAGTTATTGTGTGAACGGACAACCATACTGCCAAAATCTCTTTCCATGATTACCGGCGCAACTGATCAGTTTTTGCTTAGGTGCATTGAGCGTGGATACACGCTAGACGAAGTGCGCCCCTGCATCGTTAGCCAAAATGGCGACACAATCACAGTGGACGAAACGCACCCAGCGTACCCTCGCCAGCGTCCAGGCCTCGGCGACTACGTCGCTGCCGGGCTCTCCGCAATCGGCATCACCAAGGAAAGGGTGAGTAAGGTCGTGGGCGGCGATTGCGGTTGTGCCAAGCGACAAGCCGCTTGGAATGCCTCCGGAGCCAAATACCTCGGTCTCCCGCCGGGCTCCACAGCCCCGGAAAACAAGGGTTGACACCCGTACACTATCCGCGAGGATCGTGCTATGGACTCGCTCGTCGACCGCATTAGCGCGGCTGCAGCCGGCATCAAATCCGCTCCTCGCGGGTTTGAATCGCGGCTGCCGCCGGCCGTCCGCGAGCAGCTCCTAGAGATCCGCCGGCAGTGGCAGTCGGGTGATCTGCAAGTCTCCGCGTGCTGGCTGGCAGATCAGATCGTCGCCATGGCGGCGTCGGATGGATTCCCGGTGTGCGGTCGCCAAGGGCTCCGGCAATGGCTGACAAGGAAAGACTGATCGACCGGGTGAAGGCCGCGGCCCCGCCGCCGGCTCCAGCCGCCGACGCCGAGCAAGTCACGAAGCGCCAGGACGGCGACGTGCTCGAGGCCCGGTCCACGTCGCGGACGATCCGCACGGTCGAGGATTTGCTGCGACACATTGAAGCGGACCTCGACCGCTACGAGGTCGCGGCCAGCGAAGCGACCAAATGGGAGTCGGCGAGCGTCGATCGAAATACCGGGCAGCCGGTGGTGACTGAGTTGTTCCGGGTGTTCGTGCGGCTCAAGCCGCGGGGCGGGCCGGGGATTCGCGAGTGCGTCGAAGCGATGATCGCGGCGGCGTCCGACCGTCTCCGCGTCCGCGGTTCGCGAATCGCGAACAAGCCTTCCCGCAAAGGGGCTTGGGCCGTGCTCGTCGTGGCCGATACGCATTTCGGCAAATACTGCTGGGAAAAGACAACCGGCGAAGCCGACTACGACCTCGACATAGCCGCGAAGCTGGTTGACGAGTCTGCCGGCGAGTTGCTGGCTATCGCCGACACTTACAAGCCCGGCCGCATGACGGTCGGGATGCTTGGCGATCTATTCCACTATGACCGTCCGGACGGCAGCACCACCAGCGGCACACCGCTGGAGCGTGACGGCCGGCTGCAGAAGATGATCCAAGTCGGCACAGACTCGCTCATCGGCGTGATCGACAACGCGGCCGGCGTCGCATTGGCTGACGTTGTGGTGGTCAACGGAAACCATGATGAGACTTTGACGTGGACACTGCATCGGCTTCTCGTTGAACGCTACCAGGCCCGTGGGCGAGTGACGATCGACGAGAAGTTCACGCCGCGGAAGTACCTCGATCACGGCCGCAACCTCCTCGGGTTCGTTCACGGGCACCGGGCAAAGCGAAAGCTCCCGCAGCTCATGGCGATTGAGGCCGCGAAGGCTTGGGCACGCTGCCCATACCGCGAGATCCACACCGGGCATCTCCACCACCAGGCCGCGGAGTGGTCGCGGCCGATCGAAACCCTTGATGGGGTGCTGGTTCGCGTTGCCCCGTCCCTCGGGCCGGCGGACGACTATCACGCGGTCAACGGCTGGCTGGGCCAACGGCGGGCGATGGAGTTGTTCATCTACGACGAAGCCGGCGGGCTGGTTGCCATGCACGTCGCCGGCCCACGGCTGGAGGTGCCGTCGTGACAAAACCTATGCACTTAGAAACTTCGGCAGAGGTTTTGTATCGCGAGCCGCTGACAGAGGAATACATCGCGACCGCCCTCCGCGATGCACGTCGATTCATGGGGTCGTGGTCTGGCACAAGTGGAAATCTGGCGGCACACACCGTGCGTCTCATAAATGAAAGGAAGCGAATGTTAGAAGCGAATCGAGAGAAAGAGGCCGGCGGGGCGATGCTGGAAGCAGCGTGGGAGAAATACAAACGGGACCAGATAGCCCCGGACGGCGAGCCGATCACCCGGCGGATTTACGGTGCCAGCGGCGATCGGCCGGAGCCGGAGCAGACTCCCGCCGAGCAGTTGTGCTCGAGGACCGCCGAAGTGATCCGCGACCGTCGTCCCAAGTACGGCGGGCCGCAAAAGCATTTCGCCAGGACGGTCGGCATGGTCAACGCGGCGTTTGCCGACGTGCTCAAGCGACCGCTGACCGAAGCTGATTGGGCCACGATCATGATCCTCGACAAGATCGCCCGATTCCGGGGGCCGAATGCCACGATCGACGGCCCGGTCGACATCGCCGGATATGCCGCGTGCTTGTACGAAGTCATGGACCGAGAGGGCCAGTGAACACCCGTACAATGGTGGTAGAGGGCATTGCATGACCGACTCGTTATTTCGATCGACCGCCAGGGGCCGCGAGCCACTGGCGTCGGCCAGCGATGCCGGCGAGCACGTTCATTACCAACCGTCTCGGCGTGTAGGAATCGGGTCGATCACGAGCCGGAAGCCGGGGAGGGGTAGGCCGCTCACGTTTTTTGAGGTGCTAGCTCTCCGCATGGGAGTGACGCTGGCAGAAGCAAAGAGACTCCACGCAGAAGGCAAGGTGACGTGATGGCGAACACTGTCTCGGTTTCCGGAAACACTCGGCTGGCGTGGGTTCTGTCGGAGAGCCAGAGCGTCGGGTCGGTGTCGAGGTCGGTCGAGCAGCGGTCGTCTCGGTCGATCTCCACTGGCACCGGGCCGAATCAAGCCAGCATCGCGTTTTCAACGACTGAGAGCGTGACCGGGACGAACACCCGCAACCTAGACGTTGCCGCGTATCAAACAAATGCGTTTGGGTTTCCGGGGCAAGCATTTTTCTCGACGGTTCGCGAAGTGCTTGTGAGCGTCACTACCGGGCCAACCGGCGGCAATCTCACGGTTGGGCTGCCGACTGGCGTCACTGGCGTGCGTCTCAATGTTGGCGGACAGTTTCATTGGATTGACTACCTCGGCGGAATACCGTCGCCGTCCAGCCCTTCCAATATTTCGCTCAAAAGCAACGTGACCGGCGTTTACTCGGTTGACGTGACTGTGATCGGCACTGGCGACTTCGGGAGTATCTGATGCCAAACACTCTTTCTGTGGCTGGTGCGACTCGTGTTGCGTGGTCTCTCGGCGACTCCGACGGAGCATCAAAGAGCGACTCGCAATCGTCGAGCCGTTCGATCACCACCGGCACCGGTCCAAACCAGGCCAACGTCGCGTGGTCGTATCCGTTTTCGACCACCGGCATCGGTTCGGCGTCGTGGTCAGTGTCCGCACTTCCGGTTTCTGCATTCGGACCGACGGGCTCCGCAAGCGTGACCGCCATCAAGGAAGTGCTGGTCACCGTGTCCACCGGCCCGACCGGTGGCTATGTGGCGTTCAGCGCCCCGACGGGCGTGATTGGTGTCCAGGTGGCCGTGGGCGGGCAGTTCCACCTCGCGGACTATCTGACCGGGATTGGCGTCACCACCGGGAACATCGTGATCGCCAACGGCCCGACGGGTTCGTATGCCGGTGAGATCACGATCGTCGGCAATGGGTCATACCAGTGATCGCAGAAGCACCGGCCGCGGCTGCGGCCAACACCCCCGGCGGCGTCCTCGTGAAACTTCATGCGTTTGTCGAGTCCGCGAAGTCTGCCGCTGCTGACGGGCTGACGTGGTCAGAGTTCGGCGAGCTGCTCGTCGCGTTCCTCCGGATGGCCGTCTCGCTCTATGACGACGTGGTCGGCATGAAGGGAGAGCAGAAGAAGGCCGCGGTGCTCGACGGCGTGGCCGCCCTCTTCGATGCGGTGGCCGACCGCTGCGTGCCGCTGGTTCTCTGGCCGCTATGGGGGCTGGTTCGCGGTCCCGTCCGGCTCCTGGTTCTCGCCCTCGCGTCCGGGGCGATCGAGCAACTCCTACCACTCGTGAGGCTTGCATGATTCCTACGCTTCTCGTTCTCGCAGCGGTGGCAGCCTGGGGCTGGCCTCACCTCCAGCCGTTGGCCGAGAAGGCCAAGGCCGCCGCAGCCAATCTCACGCCCCGCCACTACGCCGGCATCGCCCTGGTGGCCGCGGCCGTCGCATACGGTCTCGGTCCATCGGCTTCCCCCGCCCCCGGCCCGACGCCCGCCCCCGACGCCGGCCCGCTGTCGCTGGCCGGTTTGTTCGCGGGGGAGACGGCCAGTGAGGACGCGGCCCTCATAGGTGCCATGTGTTCGGAGTTGGCCGACGAGATCGAGTTTTCGTCCGGCCAGCCAGACGGCTACCTCTCCACCGGCATCGGCGTCGACGAGCTGCGGAAGAGAACCCGCATTCTCCGCTGCCGGGGTATTTCGATTGGCGACCGGCAGCCGGCCGCCCGCGACGCGATCGCCAAGTACCTCGAGGACGCCGTGGGCACCGACGGCGGGCCGCTGACCGCCGAGCAGCGGACGGCGTGGGTTGCGGCGTATCGCGATCTTGGGAGGGCTGCCACCAATGCGGCGAAGTGATTGGTCGTGGTCTGCGATCGCGTTCGTGGTGTTCGCGGCGACTTTGGGCACGATCGTGTCGCGGTACGTCTCGCGGCTGGCCGATCGAGTTGAGACAAACTTCGGTTACGTCCCCGACGCGGAAGGCACCCGCGAGTTCCTCCGCGAGCTGGACCAGCCGCTATTCCGCCAGGCCGGGGCCGAGGTCATTGCCGGGGCCAAGGGGCACGATGCCTACCTTTATCGGTTCGCCGATCGGTGCCACCGGCAGCGGTATGGCAAGCCGTTCGGGCCGTGGAACCAGGGCAGTGCCGGGACGTGCGTGTCGTTCGGCTGGGCTATGGGTTCGTACATCGGCCAGTGTGTGGATCACGTCGCTGGCGGGCTGGCTGAATGCCCGCTGATCGTGGCGACAGAGCCAATCTACGGCGGCTCGAGGACGGCCGGCCGGATGCCGCCGGTCACCAACGCCGGGTTCTCCGACGGCTCCTACGGCGGTGCTGCGGCCCGCTGGGTGTCGGGGCGGTGCAAGGACCAGACGGTCGGCGGGATCCTCTATCGCCAGGTCTACGGCGACATCGACCTCACGACCTACTCAATCGACCGCTCCCGGCAGTGGGGTGCATACGGAGTGCCGCCCTCGCTCGCGAAGCTGGCCCGCGAACACACCGCCCGTGCGGTTGCTCTCTGTGAGGATTGGGCGTCGCTGACGGCGGCGCTCGAGTCTGGCATGTGCGTGCCAATCTGTTCCAACGTCGGCTTCGCGACCGGCGATCGTGACGCTGACGGATTCTGCCGGAGGTCGGCACAACCCTGGAACCATTGCATGGTGGCGTGCTCTTTGAAGTACGCGAAGAACAACGGGCCGGGGTCCGCAACCCCGATGAAGAATCCACGCGACGGGATCCTCATACTCAATAGCTGGGGATCGTATGTAGGGGGCGGCAAGCACCCCGCCGACCAGCCGGATGGCTCGTTCTGGATCTCCCGCCAGGACGCCGAAGCGATCCTCGCCCAAGGCGATTCATTCGTTATCGGTTCGGTCGACGGCTTCAAGTACCGCGACCTCGATCACGCCGGCTGGCTGCAGCCGGCCCCCTCCCCCACCGACGCGGCGAAGTCGCCGGCAGTCAACCACTACCTCGCGTTGTAGGGTTCGCCATGTCGAAACGTGCCATCGTCTTATCGTGCCTCGGCTGTCTCGTGGCCGGCTATCTGGCCGCCAGCGTGCCCGGCTTCGACCCGATCAACCCATTCAACCCACGGCCGCAACGGCCGTTCATCAAGTTCATTTCGCGGCTGGCGAAGATGGGATTGTGGATGACGGTGTTCGCCGAGCCGGCACCGCGGCCGGTCGAGCAGCAGTATGCGGCGATTCATAACGGCGACCGATCACTCGTTTGTCACGCGGAGGGATGGTGATGTTTTCGATCCTCGTTTGGCTCGTGTTCGGTTTCATCGCTGGCAGCGTCGCCGAATGGCTTTGGCCGCCGGCAAGGCCCACAAGCCGCTGGCAGACGATCGCCGTCGGGGTTGCCGGATCCGTGGCCGGCGGTCTGGCCGGTTCGCTCGTGAGCGGTGACCACTACCGGCCGGCCGGCCTGGTGCTGTCGGTCGTCGGTGCGGTGGCGTGCATGGCGATCTGGCGACAACTCGACGAGGTGAAGCCATGAGCATCCTCTGGCGGTGGGTTATTTCGATACTCGTTTGGCTATCGGCCGATCACCAGCGGATCGCGACCGAGCCCGCGAGGGCTGCGGCTGCGGTGTCGGCCGCCAGGGCGTCGATCCTCGAGGAGCTGGCGGCGAAGCCGCCGGCCCCGGTGCCGGTGAAGTCGGGCACGACGTGCGTCTCCGGAACGTGCCCACCCCGGCGGTGACGACGTGAACGAGGCTATCGCCCAACTGCAGGCACACGTTCGCTACCGGTTGGGCAGCCGCGTCACCTACGCCGAAGTCTGGCGGGTGGACCAGCTCACCCGGCTGGCGATCCGGCATTGGCCGCACAATCACCTGGAGGACGCGGAAGCCGGTGGCGGGCGGCATCATGCCGCGGTGTGCCATGCGTTGACGCTGATGCGGAGCCAGGTTCGCGAACAGTGGGAAGCCCGGCATGGGGCCGGGCCGCTATGGGACGTGGTGCTTGGCGGCACGACCTCGGCTATCGGGGTGGTGCTGCTCGATCTCTGGTGGCCGTCGAGGCCGTGGCGGTCGATCCTACGGGCGATGGGGCGGTCACTGGCCGACGATCGCCAGGACGGCGTCGATCGCGTCGTGGACCGCACGGGCGAGCCGCGAGTCGGTCCCTAGTTCCTGCCCGATGCGGATCAGAAGCAGGCCGCGGATGGCGTCGGTCCAGGTGGGGCGGGTCATGGAAGCACCTGTGCCGCAAGCAACTGGGCCGGGAACGGAGCAATCGGAACCTCTGCCGGGCTGGTTGTCCATTCGTATTTCGATCCGGACGGGTGGACGGACGGCGGGAGCACCGATTGGGCGGCCCGACCGCCGATGCGGATCTCCAGGTCGTCGGCCTTGATGACGGCGGTCTCCGGCATCCAGGGTTCCCAGTGGTATAGCCGGTGCTCTCCTCGAGCCGATCGCCAGGTCGGGGTGGGAATGTCGAGCAACCCGAATGCGGCGAGCTGCTCGCGTCCCTCGCGCGTGTCGTATTCAACGTCGACGACGCCGGACATTGGGCCGAGCAGGATGCCGACGTTCGACCCGGCGGCGAGCCACCGGGCCACGTCGTCGTGGTTGTCCGTGGCTTTGGTTTGCCAAGCGGTGCCGAGCGGTCGTTTCTCACGGCGGGCGACCCGGATGATCAGGCAGCCGGAGTCGATGAGGGCGATGAGTTCGCGGGTCATTCCTGGTCCCTCCCGCCGTTGATGTTCCGGCCCGTGTCGTCGAGGACATACCACTCATCGCCGGTGTAGTGCGTCTCGGCGTATTGGTTGGCAGCGGTGTCGTCTGCCGCCCGGAACGTGTCCACCACGTCCCAGTCGCCATCGGTTAGGGGATAGGCGATTCGGTATTCGCGATCTTCTGTCGTGGTCATGGTCTCGGTCTCCTGGTTGTGCGGCCTGGGCCGCGGGTTGTGGCACTGGTCTAGATATATTCGGTCGGCAATACGAAGTCAACTTGGTTAGCAAAAAAACTCACGGGGGCGATCAGTCGGCCGGCTTTTTGCGGCTACGCTTCCGGGCCAGCTTCTCCCGGCGGGCGATCGTCTCATCGGATTGCGGCCGGCCGGCGTTCGGGTGGCGCTCGAATGCCGCGGCTGCAGCCCGTAGGACAAACCATTGCCCGTCGATTTCGATGCCGGGCACCTTGCCGGCTTTGACGTGCTGGAGCATCCAGAAGCGTGAGACGTTCGCAAGGTCGGCGGCGGTGCCGACGCGAACGTAAAGCGAGGGGTCGATTTTTGGTGGCATGATGTCATTTTTGCGGCCGGTTGCTGGTTGTCAATACTGGGTTCGAGTAGTTGTCCAGTAGCCGAGAGCCGCGGCCTGGCATTCCGCGAGGCTTCCGTAGGTTCGGCCGTCGGCCGGCGATCGGTTGTCGCCGGTCGTGATGTAGTACGGGTAAAGGGCGGTGCCGTGGCCGCAGTGGCGGACGATCACCCCAGGTAGGTCGTCGCGGGTCCATGTCAGGTTTCGCCCCCACGGGCCGCGGCGGCCGATCCATTTCGCGGGCGTGGCCGCGGGCTCGAGGGCAAATAGCTGCAGTTGCGATGTCATTGGTTGTGGGTGTTGGTTTGGGTTGTGGTTGTCGATCAAATCGCGGCACCGCTGGCGGGCGTGGCGTCCAGCTTGCCGGCCGTGTCCAGCACCCACCAACGGAATCCGGTCTCGGCGTCTAGCCGTCGTCCCTCGCGGATCGCGGCCTGGTGGGTCTGGTGGTTGAGCTGGCCGCCGGCGTCGATCGCGGCGATGTATGCGGCGAGGGTCCAGCGGTTTCGCTGGTGGTCGTCGGCCGCGAACGTCAAGGAATGGGGGGCTAGGTGAAAGCGGTTGGCGGGCATGGTTGTGTGGCTCCTGGTTGTGGGGTTGTGGGTTGTGGTTGTGGTTGTCGATCACCAGCCGTACACGTCACCGCATGGGTAGACCTCGGCGATCAGCACGCCGTCGAACGCTTCGTATTCGGCGGTGTGCGTGTAGTCGTTGTCGACGACTCGCACGGCACGCGAGTCGTAGGCGCTGTCCATTTCGATAACGGCCATCGTGCGGCCGGTCTCGCGGGCGATGCGTCGGGCCTTGGCGATTGCTTGGGGGGCGTAGAGCGGGGCGGCGGGCATGGTCTGGTTCTCCTTGGTTGTGGTTGTGGGTCTCGGTGGCCGGCGATCGCCGGGCCGGCCCGGTTCCCGCCGTCCCCGGTGGGGCGGCGGTGGCCGGGGCGGCCGGGTCAGTCGTCGAGCCCCTCGGCGAGATCCCAAGCGGCCGCGGCTGCAGCGGCGGCTATCTCGTTGGTTGTGGGGCGGCGGCGCTTGCCGCCGCGGGCCCGGCGGGCCAGCTCGTCGGCACAGTAGTTGATCTCGTCGAGGTAGTAGCCGTAGTTCGGCTGCTCGGGCCATGCGGCGAGGACTGCTTGGCAATCGGCGATGACGAACAGAAGTTCGGCATCGGATCGCGTGCGGCACAGTTTGGGATAGGCCGCGTGGTCGATCTGCTTGGTGGGGCATCCGTAAACGTTGTCGGTGGTTGTGGCGTTCATGGTCTCGGCTCCTCGGGGGTTGTGGTTGTGGGTTGTGGGCAACGTGCCCGGCATCCCCCTGGCCGGCCGCGGCGGATGCCGGGGCCGGCGTGGGGGCGGCCGGTCAGGCCGCGGGGGCGATTACTCGGCGATCGGCTGACACTGCGGCGAGGATGTCGGCGGCCGCCGTGTCGTCTCGGGCGACCGTCTCGCGAGTCTCGGTTGTGGTGAACACGTCGATGTCGCCAATGGTCCAACGGTCTGCGGCATCGCGGAACACCGTCACGCGGGCAACCCTCCACGATGGGCCATCGTGGGGAAGGTGGCACCAATACTCGCGGGCATCGTCGGCACGCATCAAGCCGCCCGCGGCCGGTCGGCTCCAGGAATCAAGGGCCGCGGCACCGTCGCCGATTTGCTGGCAAATCATGTCGCGGTCCGCGGCGGTTAGCTTCTGGTCGATCGTCATGGTCTAGGCTCCTTGGTTGTGGTTGTGGTGGGTTGTGGTCGGGCGTTGTGCCCGGCCGCCCGGTTTCCGGCCGCCGGCGGCGGCGGCCGGTGGCCGGGGGGCCGCGGCGATCAGTTGGGGAAACCCTCTCGCCAGTAGCACGGGGCCGGCTGGTCGTCGTCGTCCTGGTCGTCGTCACCGGCGACGGCTTCGCCGATGTACTCCTCGACGCCGCTCGCGTCGTCGTCGAGCCGATAGACGCTGGCGGATTCGCCATCGTCGGCCCCCTCGTCGGCCAGTAGTTCGCGGACGTAGTCGATAGCCGCGGAGTCGGTGACGGCGTCGAATCGTGTCGACGGGCCCCGGTCGAATCGTGCTAGGTAGTCGGGCATGGCGTGGGCTCCTGGTTGTGGTTGTGGGTCGGTCGAGAGTCGGCCGCCCGTTTGCCCCCGCCCGTGGGCGACGGGGGGCGACGGGGGGCCGGCGGTCAGTTGTTGGTGAAAACCCAAACACCGCCGGGGCCGCGGATCGTCTCAACGTCGCCGGACAGCTCCAGGTCTCGGGCCATGCGGTCCCAGTCGACATAGTGGGCGGGGTGCCACCATTGGCCGGCCGCGGCCTTGTCGGCGTCCTGGTTGTGGCCCATGTCGTCCCATAGGTTTTCAACGTAGTCGGCGAGCGTGTCCCATTCGCCGCGGAACACGTCTGCGAAGTCGTCGGGGTCGCGGCCTGGTTCGTTGCCAAGCCAAGCCAAGAGCGCCGCGGCATCGTCGCCGGCCGCCGCGACGGCCTGGCCGATCGACGAGACGCGATCGAATGATTCCCATTCGCCGATCGAGCCGAGCCCCTCATGGTCATGAATCGCCCATTCTTCGGCACCAGGTTCGGGCGATGCTGCGAGCATCTCCGCGACCTGGTCGCGGATGTCGTCGGCGTCTTGGTTGGCGTCAATCCATCGGCCGTGGAGTCGGCCGGAGTTGTAAGCCGCGAGGCACGCGACATACACGCGGGGAGTCGGGTTGTTGGTTGTGGCGTTCATCGTCGTTTCTCCGTTCAAGTGTTCCGGCCGATTGAATCCCGCGGCCGGGTCGGGTTGTGTTGCTGGTTGTGTGGTATTGGCGATCGACAATATAGGATCAAAACGGGGCGGATTCAAGGTGAGCACGAAGCCGGGGACGGCCGGCCGTCGGATGGCGGCTGAAAAACGCAACGTCGACCGCGGCAACCTCCCAGCGACGGCCGACCTTGCGGCCGCGGACCTTGCCGGCTTTCACCAGTTGTCGCAACCATTGTTCGGTTATGTCGGCCGCGGCCGCGGCGGCTACCAAACCCGTCCACGTCGTTTCCACGTCGTCGGCGCTGGCTTGGTCGATCATTCGGTCGATCACTTCCGCCATCACGTCGTCGGCCGGCCGCATTCCGGGGGCAGCGGCGGCCAGCTCCTCATACAACTCGTCTGCATTCATGCCGCGGCCGGCCGCTGTCACGTCCAGACCGCGAATGTAGGTTGCATCCCCGCCCGTGAATGCTGCCCGGTTCCGCGCCTTCCAGTGCCCGCCGTGAGTGTCGCCACAAGAAGCCTGGAAAGCCTCACGGCGGAAGGTGCCGATACGCTCGAGCTCAGCGGCTTCAATCGCACGGACCTCACGGTAGGCGGCAAGTACGGTCGGCCACTCGATGCCCGCGGCCGCCGCTCGTTCTTTGTGTTCGTTCGTGTTCATGTCGTTAGTATCGTCGATCGTCAATACGGCGTCCAGTGCTCCACCAAAAAAATCTTTTTTGCGGGAAACCCGGGCGGCAGTGTATTGGCGATCGCCAATGGACACTTGGCAAACGCGAAACCGGACGGTGCCGACCATTGACCATTGACCATCGACCATCGACCATCGACCATCGACCATCGACCATCGACCATCGACCATCGACCATCGACCATCGGTCACCAGGTCACCAGGTCACCAGGTCAACGACCTTGTGACGGTCGGCCGGTCGTGATGGCCGGCCATCGAAATACCATCGCGGCCGCGGCGGTCGGCTATCGAAATACTCGCGGGCGGGGTTGTGGGGCTATCGAAATACTCCCCGCGCGTGTAC